AGTATTATTGTCGATAGACCCCGCCCCGCCCTATCGCTCCGAGGTCATTACAGGTCGACGAAAGGTTTGTTATATGCTGCGCGCCCCCTTGCGGAGCCAGCGCGGGCGGTAATCTGGCCAATTGCGAACCATGTTCGTAATTACAGTTGGATGGTAATAAAAAGGCTGCCTGATGCTCTATCAGACAGCCTGTAATAAACATTCGATATCGATTGTTACACGAAGCTACTCACCAGCCCGGAGTATCCGGCGTTGTCGAATGGGAAGTTATTCATCCCGATCACTAGCGTGTCGAAGGCATCTGTTCCGTCGGTTCTGGTCTCTAGCTTATCCTCTTCCGTTTCTACCAGCTTCTCCCCTCTCTTGTCTTTTCTGAATCCGTTACTCGATATGTACACACCGGTTTGCTCCAGCCCCAGGATTAATTCTTCGTTGTTATCCCGGTTAAGCATTGGCATCAATCCTTTCTGACCTTTCAATCCCATATTGATAAGCGAATGCTTTTCGTGGTGCTTCATTGGGTTGCCAATGTACACTGTGTGAACGTGCCAATTGTTGGCAACAAATGCAGCTTCGACAACTGAAGCGAAGCTATCGTCGTTTACCGCGTAGTTATTTCCCAGGGCTGTACTATCGACGTAATAAACCACTTGCTTGCACTTGTGGAAACGATAGTACTTACAGAAGTCATTCACGAGCTCTACTAACTTGCGCTCGTACTTAACGAAGAAGGACTTAAGAACCATCAACCGTTCGCCCTGGCGTTGACCGGCAACTATCCAGTTAATGTTTGCGTTGTAATCCATGGCAATGGATATCGGTGCATTATGATCGATATCGCCATCCTGAAGGGAACTGGCATCGCCGGCCTTATCGAAATCATATTCGAGATTAAGCAGGTAGTTGTTGTTGTAGCCAGAGTAGTAGTGAATTGCTTCTTTCAGGTTGTTATAGAATCCCTCCTGTGAGTTCCTGACCTTAAGGCACAGTATGGAGGTCATAAATACCAATGGAGGCAGATCACGCTTCATCTGCTTTATATATGACTCTCCCAGCACTTCAAGGTTTTCTAACGAACTGAATTCGTTGTAATCAACAGCAATGCGCCGTAGCTGTGCCAGCTTGCGGGCGAACATCTTGTACTCGTAAATTTGATACTCTTTAGGATTTGCTTTCATCTTTTCTCGAAGGCGATACATATGATAGATTATGCCATCGATGCATTCAATAAGCTCCGGAACCATCTGATCCTTATACGACAGGAACCAGGAACCTCGTTTAGTCATTGGCATATCGGATACTATAAGCTTCGAACGGTAAAATGGCGACTTCATGAAGTAGCCCTGATAACCACCAATTGCCGGGAAGGTTTCTTCCTTTAGCTTTACCGGATCCAGAAGTTTGGCTTCGTCGAAGATTCCGTAATCGAGCGTTAGTGAGTTGGAAGTACCAACACCATCCTGGCTAATTATGTATTGAATCGAACCATTGTACCAAGAAATAACATGATCGTAAGATTCGGGCTTGATAAACGGCTCCTTGAAATTGGCCGATTTTGGCGGCCTACGGCCAACGTAATAATGGACGTTACGTTTGTATTGAAAATCTTCCAGAGCCTTAAATGTGCCCGGCAGTGTACGCGTGAGGGCCTGTTGAAAGGTAGAAGCAACAAACGCTCCGGAACTGCCGGGCATTCGTTGTACATTTCGAAGTGCAAACGGTGCAACTAAACCGTGCGATTTACCCAATCGGCGACCGCCCACTACCACTACTGTATTACATCCGCGGGTATTTACCCGTTGTTGGGCAGGATTGAAATATATCTGCTTTTCATCCATACTGTTCTACTGGTTCAATGTCAATTTCTTCGTAAGTTACATCTTCCACGCTTTCCAGGTCTTCCTGATATTTTTTGTACAACTGTGCAATTTTATCCTTAAGATTCGGAATCGGTTTAATACCGATTACCGATGGATCCGAAGTGATTTCAAATCGTTGTGGCTTAATTTCGTCCCACGCGAATTCGGTAGGATCGTCTTTATCGAGCTTATTAAACTTAGCATAAACGGCCATAGATTTTGTCATTCCGTCGTGGTCGTTCTTGTTTTCTGCAATTTCATACGCACGGTTTATCCGGCTATTGAACTGATACAAGTGCCAGTCTTTTGATGCCCGGTTAATACTTCCGAGTAAATCTTGTATGAGTCTGATATCGTCGTAGGCAACTGTTTTTTGAACATTAAACATCTGCATAATGTGCTGTGCGATATCCTTCTGTTTTTTTCGCGGGAATTCATTCCACAGTGTATATCCGGCGCGAATGCGTAATAATCGCTGAACGGTTGGTTCAGGAAGATGCTTCAGCTTGTTGATGTCATCGTAAAGATGTTTTTTGCAAATCTCTAGTGTATTTTGCTTACTCATCGTTTTTTTGATTTTGTATATACTTACTCACTAATTCTATAGCTACTGTTGAGCCTAATTTAGCCAATTCAATTTCTTGCGAACGTAGCTCCAAAATTCTTTTCAATTTTCCTGAATTGTAATTTCTATACTCCTGAGTTCCCTGTGTGGTTATTTCATCTCTTAATTCGTCGCCATCGACGTTAAGTAGTATTGCAATTTCACTTATTGTTAAAAATTTTGAAGCATAATCTTGTAATAATAATAGTTCAGATTCGGTGAACTTCATAAATTAATTGTTTGTAAACAGCTTATACGCTCACGGAATGTTATGATTATATCCTCTTGCGTAGTTATTAATATACTTTCCATTCTGTTTCCTCTGGTGGCGTTTTGGCTGCCGGTTATGCATGCCGAAATAGATGCTGAATCGATTATTACAATTTTGGCATGTATCTTACAATAATGTATACTATCGAATACGTTTGATGCAAATTGCATAATCTTCCTTGTTTTTTGCGCTGCCTTAAAATCAAGATATAGGTTTATCGATTCAATTTTACCGGCCGATTTAAGCAACCACATTTTGCGGATAAATTCTTCGGAAATGCTAAATGTAACCACTGTTACTTTCGATTTTCCCAGCTGTTCAACTATAGAGGCAATAATTGAATGCAGCTGTAATGTGTTAGTCAAATCAGCCCGGAGATAGCCCGGGCCGATCTGTTCAATTTCACTGCTCATCTACTGCACCAGGTAAAACTCCCAGCTCTACCAACCGATCAACAATTTTCTGATCTACCTTTTGCCCATCGGCAATAAGCTCATTGTAACGCTTTAAGCACTCAGCCTTTACTTTGTCGTTAACTTCCGTCATCTTAGCCGTTCTGCTGATGTATGTACGGTGTTTTTGAACCGCTTTTACGTCGAGTGCACTTGTATAAGGGCTGCTACCTGTCGCTTCTTCGGCTTTGAAGTTGTCGTATTTTTCCCAGGCTTCGCGAATCTGCGTGTCCAGCTTTACCAGCTCGTCCAGGTGTGGTTTCCGGTCTTCTTCGCTAAACTTATCGTCTTCCGACATTAGCTTCAGTTTTTCGTGAAGTGAGCGCATCATGTGATACTTTTCAGTATTACCCACGAAAATCATCTGAATTTTTTCCGGAAGCGAATCGTGATCCTTTCGTTTTCCTCTCATTTCTACCGTTAGAGGCTTCAGATTTTCATTCGATGTGTCTTCATCTTCTGTGTCGTCGCCGGCAGCATCTGCCTGAGGAATTTCAATTTTCTGTTCGTTCATGTACTTTTTGAGCACATATTCAATTTTTTCGAAGTTCTTGCGGCGTACAACATTTTGATGCAGCACCCGGTTACGGGTAATTTGAAGCAGCAGCGTTGCTCCCGCTTCCAGATTTCGTTCGTCAACCGGCTGATCGAGCCATTCGTACACTTTTTTTTGAAATGACATTAATCCATCCATTTTCTTGTTTTTAGGGTTTGTAATCAAGCGAAACAAATGTATATTCGTGTAATTACGTGTAAAAAGACATAAAAAAAGCCTGCAAAATTTGCAGGCTCTTATTTATTTTCAGGCTGTTATACCGCGTTGATTATACCGTCTTCGGTAACAATTTCACCATCGTAGAATGGCGCAGGGCAAACGT